CGGAATGAATGTCCAGCGTAATCCTGTCAAGCTCCTTGTTGGTGGCTGCGGCTGACTTGCTTTTGCCCACAGCCCTTCCAGACTTGACATCCCATAAGGAGGGAATGACATACACCTTGGTGCTGAACTGCACCATTGACTTGCCGATACGGATTCGTCCCAAGATAGGCACCGTCCCATCGGCTCTTTCCTCGTTCTTCTTGAGGTAAAACGTTACTTTTAATTCTTCCATAAACAGCTCTATTTTTTGTTCGCAAAATTACAGCCAATAGAGCTAATCATCCGTTTGCAGAATGGTGCGGACAAGTGCAAGAAAATCCATTGAGAAACTATTTTAACCCATTATGGAAAGGAAAGCCTCACAAGCAGGCTAAACCGTTGTCCTACAGCCCTGCTGCAAGGATTTTGGAGTGGCTCCTTTCACCATAAACAGGTAATGCATTCGTAACGGAAAGCTTGCATATATCCGCTGCATCTTGCTTTTTTGCCACTTGGCAGCGATAAGAAGAAAATGGAAGTTTACACGTGCGATTCAGTGAGTTACGTTATTTGTCGCAATCTTACTTTTTTGATGCTCGATTTAGAAACGAGCGAATTACAATATTCTGTTTTCTTTTGCCTCTGTCAAAGAACG